CTTGTCATATTATTCCTCCTCCATTTTTATAAAATTATCTACAACTACATTCGTCCAATATTTTTTATCAAATCCGCCACAGTGACGACATTTACCGTTATAAGAATTCTCCTCTATATGTCCATGAATTTTTATGAATACACCAGAAGGTAATTCTGTCAACCCATCGGCTATACTTCCCCACGCTACTATTTTTATATACTGAAACTCATCGTTGTTTTGTGTAGGTATTGCTAAATTAGCTTTAAACAAACTACTGTTGTGTTGTCCTACTGTGCTGAAACTCGGTCTTTCTATTTTACCAACTAAACTAACAAAATTTTCTCCAACCATATCGACCGCCTTTTAAATATATTCCTGTAAATAATTATACATTGTTTCTTTATCTAAATCTGCAGGGTCTAGTCCATTACCATTATCATCTGTTTCTGTAATAAAAATATAATTAATATCCATTTTAGATTTAAGATGATTATATGCATCTATGGTACCCAAAACACCAGCAGTATCATTATCAAATAAAATTACGGCGCCGTGTAAAGCATATGAATAAAGCAACCTTCTCTGGCCCCGTGTAATTTTCGAACCAATAACAGCTACAACATTTTTAATACCGTATTTATACAATCGCCACACACTTTTAAAACCTTCTACAATAATAATTGGTTTAGATACTGGAATTATTTTATGTAAATTATACAGAACACCGTCTTTATCAAATCCGTAAGTTATTTTGTACTTGCTTTCATAACTTACATTCGGTCTTATATCTCGTAAACTGTATGCTGCCAACTTACCTTTGGTATCCCTTATAGGAATAATCTCCCTAATTAAACCGTCATTTGATTTATACCCACCTGCTATTTCAAATTTATCTAAAATTTCATCTGAAAAACCACTTTCTATATTAAAAAACTTAGAACGCAATGGTCTATACCTAAGCAAACGTTCTTCATTAACTTCTGGATGAATATTAGCGGTTGTTTTATTATTCTCTATAAATTCTCTACGTTCCTTTTCTTTCCTGTAATTTAAAGCATCTAATCCATCACCAATATCACCAGTTAACTTACTTAAATATTCAACTGCTTCAACAAATTCTATTTTTTGTGTTGCTTTTATTAATCCAATTATGTCATTACCAAATACTTCGTGACATTTGTGTGAAAAACAAACCCATGTTTTACGTTCCTTATTAAATCTAAACGATGTTGGATTATCACCACCGTGAACAATACATGTACACCGTAATTCTTTTGGGGTTTCTTTTTTAACAACAAAACCTAAAGATTCTACTAAATAATGTGGATCTATAACGTCCTTTAGATTACTAAGTCGAATCCTAAAATCTTCCCATTCTTTAGTTAATTTCGTCGTCACTAGCACTCCCTGAGTTTATAACTCTTTCGCCATACGGAATAAGTTGATCTGGTGCATTAACTTCTTTGATGCTTAATTGCTCTTTAAAAAATTTAAAACCTATGCCTTCTTTTGGTGTAGAACCACCACGTCTTGTCTCTCTAACAACTAATTTATGGGTACCGCCTGGGTCACCGCCAGCCTCAATCTCTTCTTCTGTTTTTACCATCCATTGACATATAACATCAGCATATCTTGCTATTCTATCACTATCAGCAATGTCATTAGCTCTATTTATTTGCACTGCTGCCAAAGCAGGTATATCTAATTCACCAGCTAAATCTTTAAGTTTAGTAGTAACATCACCCAAAACCTGGTACTCTTTACGTTGTCTATCTAAACTAGATGAATCTGGTTCTTTAATATAATCAAAAACCATTAATCCTATATTATGTTTAAGTTTATATTTCTTGTATAATGCTACTATTTTATCTACATTATAACCAGGCATAAACTCATGAAACAATTTACCATTATTTACTATCTTAACACACTTATTTATTATTTTATCATAAGTGTCAGCGTTGTAACCACCGTGTTTTATATCGCGTTCTCTAACTCCTGCCATAGAAGCTATAATACGATCTCTCCATTGACCAAACGGCATCTCCGTATCAATATATAATACAGGTATTCTCTCAAAATAAGCTACATGTGCCGCAATGTTGGAAAGAAACGCACTTTTACCAACCTTTAATCTGGCTGATATTATATTTAAAGTACCTGGGACTAACCCATCAATTTGAAAATCTAAAATAGGAAAACCAGTAGAAATACCCATTTGTTTAACCTCATTTATCTTACGCTCCTCAATCATTTCGCTCAGACCTTCAGCTAAATCTATTGGTTCTTTTATAGCTTTGCTTTCTGTTGACAAATCTAACACGTTTGTCTCTACCGCACCAATTAAATCAGCGCTTGTCTTTCCATCTTTTGCGTTGCTGTCAATTAATTTTATATTTTCTTGTAACGCAGTATATAATTTAAATTTGGTACTCGCTTCTAAAACTGTCTGAAAATAGATATCAAAGTTATCATTAGAAACACCCATCTCTGTGATTGATCTTAAATAATCTATACCGCCAATACTTTTTAGTGTGCCTCCCTCTTGAGCAGTGTTTATCAACATCGGCAAGTCAAACGACTTGACGCCTTGTTGGGCTAAACAACCTAATAATGTAAAAATAACACCATGATCTGAATATAAAAAATCACTGTGAGATAATTTATGAACCAAATCATAATATTTATCTATGTCTTTTAAACAATATGATAATAAAGCTCTTTCATCTGTTGGCTTACAAAATAATTCTTTTTGTTCTTCACGAGTCATTATCTACTATACCTTTCTTTTCTTAATGTATATAATTCATTATCACGTCTGGTTAATTCTCGTTTAAATGCTGCTATCAATTCGATAACAGCCTTATCTATCCCCTCTACCTTTATTAACTCTTGTTTCAATCTAATTGCTTTATCTCTTATTATAGATGATTCTGTATTTGTTCTTATCAAATAGTCTCTAGCGGCCGTCTGAGTTTTGTACTCTTTTAAAACTTGAGGTGTCATCCATGTAGCTACAAGAAACTCAATATCACTATTTAGCTGGCTAATTTCGGCCTTTGTTTCATTAACTTGTGCTCTATAATAAATTAACCATTGACCTAGTGCTATTGTATATTTACTTATGGTTGCTTCAGGTACACTATCGGCATTCTTTACATCAAAAGACCAAATCTCATCAATTAAATCTTTATTTGGATTTACTTTAGTAAAAGACAGAACTCCCTTATCCATTTAAATATCTCCCTATGAAACTTTATCATCCTCTAAACGTTCTTTAAGTGGTCGCAAATCCCACATACCAGTACAAAAAAGTTGATGTTCTAATACCTCACCAGTGACTGGGTTTGCGATTGGTAAATAATGAGCCTCCATTGGTATGGGCTTACCGCCTGATAGATCTACTTGCCGGCAATTTAAACTTAAATTACAATATTTACACTCACGCATAATGGTACCATCACTTAAACAAATGAAATCATCACACTGCTTATTATAATTCACAGAATCCGGCGTTCTTCCATCAACTCTTTCTGAATTTGGTATACTTATTAATATATTATTCATACTTTAATACACTTTCCTTTACCTTCATTTTCAATTTTTTTAAACGATATTCTTGTTCTTTAGTCATAGGAATCCATTTTTCATACCGATCTCCACATTTATCAATAGCAAACACAGGTTCGCAATTAAATGTATGACCACAGTTAGCACAACTCCAAAAAAACTTTTCTAGACCCACCTCTTTTAAGTATAATCCGGCGTTTCTCCAAGCAGAGTATGAAGCTACTTGAGCGATGGCTTGGCACAATCCCATTAATTCTTCTAAATTAGATTCATTAAAATATTTAGTAATTTGCTCTTTATCCTCTTCTGTTAATTTATAATACATACCACTATGAATCTTTTCTGACATATCCCATCCCCCTATTCATAAAAACATCCATTATCTAAAACTTTAGTTATTTTCTCCATAATTAACTCACCGGTTATATCTTCATCATAATTAAATCTTATAAGACACTTATCGTTTTCCTGAACATATTGTATTTTTAAATTATCACGGTATTTTTGTTTAAGAAATGTTTCCTTATCACCATGAAAATGTTTTACAAATTTTGAATGTTGAGCCCCCTGGATTTCAAATAGGCATTTCAGCTCTTTCACATAAAAATCAAAAAACAAACGGGTGCCTTTAAAGTTCACATAAATTTCTTTAACAACCCTTTTTCCCAGTCTATCTGGAAACATTTTGGTTAAAATATCACCAGTTTTATCTGCTATGGCGCTCATAAAGTTCCTTTAGCCCGACCATATCAATGACTTTGTTTCTAATTTCATTGTAAATTTCATCATTTTCTTTAAGAAAAATAGAAGCATTTAATTCACCTTGAGCTATATTGTCATCATTATATTTATACCACGCCCCTGTCTTATCAATGACTCCCAAGTCAGTAGCCATATCCAAAACTTCCCAATGAAAATCATAACCACTTCCGTAAATTAAATTAATAGATGATTTTTTAAAAGGCGGTGCTAGTTTATTTTTAGTAATTTCAAATATAGTGTTATGACCAATTACTTCACCTGTAA